CCTTCCTCATTTTGGCGTGTGTTGATGAATGGTGCCACACAAAAGTTTTGTGGTATTTCTGAAGGTACTAATTTTGCTATGTCAGCGGTTACTTTATTCATAATTTTATTCATAATATATATATATATAGTTAGTTATACAAAGTACAGTCATATTGTATTTTTTAATAAATACATAAAACATTACCTTATTGTACTATGCAAAAAAACACATCACAAAAATTATTCGATTTATTATTAAGCAAGGATTTTGATATCAAAACACTTGATTCCAATGGTAAATTCATTGCTGATATAACAGATGCCGATATTTTCAGTTTTGATTTTATCAGCAATACTGTAAATTATGGTACCGTGGTTATATTATTGAGCGACGATGGTGCTTTTGAAATTTTCTTTGGTGATAACATTGGTCGTGGATTGGAACGGGATGCCAAAAACACGTGGTACGACTTATTGTACCAATTACGTATGTTTGCTAAACGCAATATGATGAGTTTCTCACTTAAGAACATTAATAAGTTAAAACATACGATGCAGGGATTGGCAACTATCAAGGAAGGTTTGTACGAAGGTTGGAATGGTACTAGTAAGTCTAGTTATAATCCACAAAATAACAAAACCAAATTAATCATCCGACATAGTAAAAAAATTGCTGAGGGAGACCAACGCTTTCGTAATATTAATTCAATATTCATCGAAAATGGAGATGGTGAGCGGTTTAAGTTACCATTTAAGAGTATTGCTGGCGCAAGAGCAATGGCAAGACATGTTTCGGAAGGTAATACCCCATATGATGTATTTGGTGTGCACATTACAGAGACAATCAATAACATAAACACTTTGGGAAGTTTCCTGCGTGTTAAATCAATCAATGAGGGCACAGCATCTAGTAAGATAATAGAAACATGCCAACATCATAATAAGAGACTAAAAAAGAACATTAAATTAATGAGTGGTGTACGTGGTTACAAGAAGTATATAGAATCTTGGTCACCATCTACTATTAACGAAGATGAGCAGATAATTGAGAAAGTACGAAATCTACTAGTGCCAGAAGGAGCATCAGATGATAGGGTCAATGACGTATTGCCTGTACTTGCTAATCTAATTTCAGAATACCGTGCACGTAAAACAGAAACAAACGAATCTAAAACAGAAACAAACGAATCATTAAAAGTGGAGAATAGTACCATGCGAGAATTGACAATGTTTGAAAGTTGGGCAAATAATATTACAGAAGGAACGTGGGCGCTACCAGATTCTCCTGAAGCATTGGATAGATTGAAAGAAATACTAAGTAAAGAACTCCTAGTTGGAGTCGATGCTACGAATGCAACCGAAGTTCTTTATGACATTATTGGTGACGATGAATTATTTGATAATCTCGCTGATTTAGCAAGAGATGACCCAGAAGCAGATGCAAGATTTGCTATTGTCAATTGGATGAAGGATTACGGGTTAGAAATTAATGAGATGGGTTCTGATATGAAGAATATTATTACTGACATTGAAGGTTCACACACAAGTTTAAGCATCTAGTAAACGACATATTATATTATTTTAATTTAGCCGAAATCATTATTTTGGTTATTTGTGCGGTCTGTGTAATAAAATACTATATATAATAACAACTGATTTAAAAATACGAAAGTAAACATAAATCATAAATAGAACCGAACATATACATAGGTATATCCAACATAACCATGAAGGGAATGTTGATTTAGGTTAACACGAAAAGGTAATTACACAGGAGAAAGAATATGGCTTCATTAGCAGATATCCGTGCCCGTTTAGAGGCACAAGAACACAAACCAGCAAACAACAATCAATCAGGTGGGTTAACATACCCTCATTGGAAAATTAACGAAGGTTCACAGGCAATCTTACGTTTCTTACCAGACGCAAACGAAGAAAATCCATTCTTTTGGGTAGAGCGAGCAATGATTAAATTGCCGTTCCCTGGCATCAAGGACCGTGACGCAAAAGATGTAATTGTGCAAGTTCCGTGTATGGAAATGTACGGTGACAATGAAGTATGTCCAATATTAGCGGAAGTACGTCCGTGGTTTAAGGATAAGTCAATGGAAGATATGGGTCGTAAATATTGGAAGAAACGTACGTACGTATTCCAAGGATTAGTACATCAAGACCCAATTGGAGAAGATAATGTGCCGGAAAATCCAATTCGTAAGTTTATGATTAGTCCGCAAATCTTTACTATCATTAAGGCTAGTTTAATGGACCCTGAAATGGAAGATTTACCAACAGATTACACTAATGGTTTAGATTTCCGTGTTACTAAGACAAGTAAGGGCGGATATGCAGATTACAGTACAAGCACTTGGTCACGTAAAGAAACAGTATTATCTGCAGAAGAAGTACAAGCAATTGAGACATTTGGTCTAAATGATTTAAGTTCGTGGCTACCACCAAAACCAAACGAAGTTGAATTGAAAATTATTCACGAAATGTTCGAAGCAAGTGTTGATGGTCAGCAGTACGACGTAGAGAAATGGGGTAACTATTACCGTCCATGGGGCGTTGATAAACCTTCTGGTAATGCACCGATTGTAACTCCGATTGCAGATGTATCTACAATGGGTGATTCGCCATTCCAAGAACCAACATCAGAAGTTAAAACTGCAGATGTATCTGGGGCGGATGTGAGTAGCACCAAACCAGAAGATATTTTGGCACAGATTAGAGCAAGACAAAACGCATAATCAATCAACAACCAATGAAGGCAGTATTTTTATATACTGCCTTTTTTAATTTAAAAAGGATTTATTATGGGAAAACCATTTGACGTAAGTAAATTTAGAAAGAGTATAACAAAATCAATTGATGGGTTGTCAATTGGATTCAATGACCCAACTGATTGGATTTCAACCGGAAATTATGCATTGAACTACTTAGTATCAGGGGACTTTAATAAAGGAATTCCGTTAGGCAAAGTTACTGTATTTGCTGGGGAATCTGGTGCTGGTAAGTCGTACTTTGCTTCGGGAAATATCATTAAAAACGCACAGGAACAAGATATCTTTGTTGTACTGATTGATTCCGAGAATGCTTTGGACGAAGCATGGTTACAGGCACTTGGTGTAGATACAGACCCTGCTAAGTTATTAAAACTTAGTTTATGTATGATTGACGATGTTGCTAAAACAATTAGTACGTTTATGATTGATTACAAAGCAATGGCAGAAGAAGATAGACCAAAGGTACTATTTGTAATTGATTCACTTGGGATGTTATTAACACCAACTGATGTTAAACAGTTTGAAGCAGGTGACATGAAAGGTGACTTAGGACGTAAACCAAAGGCATTAACATCACTTGTGCGCAATACAGTTAATATGATTGGTGCTTATAACGTAGGAATCATTGCTACAAACCACACATACGCATCGCAGGATATGTTTGACCCAGATGATAAGATTAGTGGCGGACAAGGCTTTATTTACGCTTCATCTATTGTAGTTGCTATGCGTAAACTTAAACTAAAAGAAGATGCAGATGGCAACAAAGTGACCGATGTTAAAGGTATTAGAGCGGCGTGTAAGGTAATGAAAACACGTTATGCTAAGCCATTCGAAGCAGTACAAGTTAAAATTCCATACGAAACAGGAATGAACCCGTACAGTGGATTGACAGACTTAGCAGAGAAACAAGGTTTACTTACCAAGCAAGGTAACCGTTTAAAGTATCTACCTAAAGGTGCAGAAGAAGGTGAAGAAATTCTTATGTTCCGAAAAGCATGGGAAAAGAATACGGATGGTGCATTAGACACATTGATGGCAGACATCAGTGCGGAAGATGAGGCAATCTATGATGATATCGATGCTAAACCAACAACTGAAAACATCGAAGCAATGGAAGTTGAAAAAGATTTATCAGAGGAGTTAGAAAGTGAGTCTTGAATTACAATTAGAAATATGGGAAGTACTACAAGAACATATCGTTGACATCAAAGATGCTGCAGATGATTTTGTGGCATTATTGATTGAGAATGGAATTGATGGTGAAAAAATTGCCGACATAACAACGAATGATGATATCAAAAAGGCATTA